GACATGTATTAGGCTTCCTTAAACCTGTTTTAGACCCGCTTATCGCTGTATTTACTGGTGTCGTATCGGCAGTATTGCTCTTTAAGGGAGCGATGCTAGGGCTGTCTATTATCAAGGGTATCGGTAGCCTAATTGGTACGCTTATCACTTCCCTGGTATCTCTGACCAGTACCTCACTTGTGGCAACGGGTGCCACTACTGGACTAGCTGGGGCTTTGGCCTCTCTATCTTCTGGTGGAGTCTTTCTGGTCGTTGGTGCTATCGCTGGTCTTGTGTCATGGTTGACGCAGGAAAGTGAAGCGTCCAAAGAGGCAAAAGCTAAGAATGAAGAATTTAAGCGCTCCCTCGATGATCTTCACGAAAGTGTGAATAAAGGCAATGAAGCCTATAAAGATCGTAGAAACGAGATACAGGCTACAGCAGAGGACAACGAGCGATTAGTCAAGAAGATCGACGAACTGAACGCGGTTGAAAACAAGACTGCTAGTCAGAAGAAAGAACTTGCGTCTGCAGCAGAAACCCTTAACTCACGTATTGAGGGGTTAAATATCCAGTACGACAAAGCCACAGGCACGATCAACATGACCACGGACGCGATCCGTAAACAGATTGAGATTGCCAAGGCATCGGCTGAGATTGAGGCTGCCAACGACAAGATGGTTGAGAATGCCAAGAAGCGCCTCGAAATCAAGGATAAGATGAAGGAACTCGAGAAAGAGTACCAGAATGTTATCAGAGAAACCGATGACGCAGAAAGTGGAATGTTTGCCAATTCGTCAGCAAGGGACGAAATTAAGAGTCAAGCTAAACAGAAATACAACGAAGAAGTCAAGAAGCTCCAAGACGATATCAAGAAAACCGAGGAGTCCGACAACGAATTAACGAATACAATCGTTAAGAACAACGAAACCAAGGCCAAGTCTACAGAAGATGCGTCTGGTCGTATGATCTATACGATGGAAAACATGAACGACTCACAGCGTAAGGCTGTCGAGATGTTACAACAAGAATTTGCCAATCTCAAAGGTGAAGTTCAAAATGCTTTCCAAGCAATCGAACAGCAGACGGCTTTATCTGCAGATCAAATGACTGCTAACCTGCAGAAGAATATTGATGCAGTTGATAAGTGGTCGCAGAACCTTGAAATACTTGCTAAGCGTGGGTTAGACCAAGGTCTTATCGAACAAATGCGCCTAGCCGGTCCGAAAATGGCCAACCAAACGCAGGCTCTTGTAGATGCCTCCGACGAGCAATTAGGACGACTCAATGGCAAATGGTCTGAGGCTGGGGATAAAGCTAAAGAAGGCTTCTTGCGTGGTATCAAAGCTACGGGTGAAGAGTTACCGCCAGAAATCCAAGCAATGGTAACAGCTATTGCTACTGAATTTAGAAAGGCACTGGCTGAGGCAGACTTTGAGACACAAGGCCGTGAAGTGCCCAAGAAAACCGCTGACGGTATGCGGGCTGGTAAAGGCGATGTCCAACAGGCAGCCACAGAAGTCACAGAGGCATCTAAGCAAGCCTTTAACAACTTACCGACAGAAGCCAAGTACAGTGGATCACAAGTAAGTGGTCAGTATGCCCAAGGGATCACAGAAAATCAAGGTGCAGCACAAAGCGCCAGCGAATTGCTCAAGACTGCCTCTTTGGGAGTACTGTCTGGGCTTTTTGGTGAAGGACAAGCTAAAGGTGCTGAACTCGGTTCTGGGGTCGCTTCTGGTGCCACTGGTGGAACTGGTGCCGTACAAGTAGCAGCAGACACGTTGAAGATGTTTGCCGTAACCGGAATGTCTGGTCTAGGACCAGAAGGGCAAGCCAAGGGTGCTGAATTTGGTACAGGAGTAGCGTCTGGGATTAGTGTTGGGCAACAAGTAGCGATAGGCGCAGCGTCCGCATTAAATCTCGCTGTATCTGCTCAATTCCTCACGATGGGGACGAACGGGCAACAAGCCGGATCTCAATTTGGTTCTGGTGTCGGTGGAGGTATCACTTCCACACAAGGAATTGCTACTGGTGCGGCAGGCATTATGAAACAATTGATTAATGTCAGCGTAAGCTCACTTGGTAGTGATGGTCGTAACTCTGGGACACAATTTGGGGCAGGAGTCACTAGTGGTATTGCCAGCCAAAACAGCGCAGTACACGGTGCGTCAAGTGCCTTGAAATCGTCAGCCCACAGTGGGATGTCTGGTGGCTACAGCGGAGGCTATAGCGCAGGTATGGCTATTGGCGAGGGTATGATGAGTGGTATCTACGCCATGGCTGGATCGGTTGCAGCAGCAGCAGCCAGCATTGCAAGTAGCGCAGTAGCAGCAGCCCGATCTACATTGCGAATCAACTCACCATCCAAGGTATTTAGGGATCAAGTCGGTCGCGCGATTCCAGAAGGTATGGCAGTAGGTATCGAGAAATACGGCTATTACGTAGACAACTCAATGACCGACCTTGCTAATAAGACGATAGAGTCAGGCAAGAAATACACAGATGGCTTTGGCTTTAACTTGCCAGGTCGTGGTGATCTTGTGAGTGGCCTGACTGACTCACTAGCTACGCGCTTTGGCTATGTAGGTGGTGGAAACTCAAGCTCTAGCGTCACAAACAATTACACTCTTAACGCAAACGGCACGGCTAATGATAATTTCTTTAGTCCGGAGAATATGCGCAGGCTCTTGCGTGAACTTGCTTACTATACGAATTTGGAAGGAGGTAAAATGGCGTAATGGGAAGTTTTACATTTAACGGAGTATCAAGCACTACTCACGGGCTACGAGTGACCAGCGACTATGTTATTAACTCAACTGGAAACGACGTGGAAACAGTATCGGTCCCTGGACGCGATGGTGATCTATTGATCTCAAAGAACCGTCTTAAATCGGTTACTATCGAGTTGCCTTGTACCGTCCTTTCAAATCGTAAGCTCACAGACGCAGAAAGCGACATTAGTAACTGGCTCAATGTAGACGGCTATAAAGATTTAACTCTATCGTGGGACCCGGATTTCATCTATCGTTCAGCATTTATCGAAACATTTGAGATTGCCGGTCTTATGCGACAGTTTGGTAAGGTTAAGTTGAATTTTTTAACCTATCCCGTCAAATTCTACAAGCAGGGCCGTACAACTCAAACTCTTTCAAACGGTGCAACAGTCAACGGCATCGGTAACGTCAACGCTAAACCTATCATCACGCTAGTGGGATCGGGTGACTGTACGCTTACTATTAATGGTCGCAAGACTAAGTTGAGGGCCGTGCAGAACACGATCACGCTAGACATGCAGGCTAGACAAGTATTTAGTGGTAACTTGCCTGCATGGGATAAGGTTGTAAGAGCGCCACAATACCAAATGCCGTATTTGGACGCTGGACGAAATCTGATAAGTTGGGACGGCGATTTTACTGTCAAGATGGCACCATATTGGGGGGTTAAGCTATGAGACCTATACTATTTAATAAAAATGAGCAGTCATTTGATACATACGGTCTCGGTGAGCTTAACGTTACAAAGGGTACAGCAACCCGTCAACGTAATGGGAATTATACGCTATATGCTGAGATACCCGTTAATGACCCAATGGTTTCAATCCTTGAGAAAGAAATGAAACTCAAGGCAGACGCTGGACTGCGAACTAAAAACCAAACCTTTGAGATCTCACGGATCGTAAAGGATAGCAGTAACATTGTTAAAATCTACGGCCAGCACATCAGTCACAAACTGGAATACATGGCATTGAGAAATGCCACAGCATTCGCTGGATCGGCATATAGCGCCCTAGGCATTTGGAAGGGCGCATTAATTGGTGACCTACATTTTGATGTCTGGTCAGATATCCAAACCACGGGCAAGGGTGTGTTTGATATCTCTAAAATGGAGAACGCACGGCAGGCCCTTGGCGGTGTAGAAGGCTCTATCCTTGATATTTATGGCGGTGAATACGAGTTTGACAATATGACCGTACGACTGCATAAGCAGTTAGGGCGTACTGCTCCAACCGTACTGGAATATGGCCGTAATATCTTATCTGCCGAATCAGATGAAACAATCGAGAGTGCATACACTAGCGTGTTACCTTTTGCGACTTACACACCCGATAAGCCAGAGGGCGACACTAGTGATAGCCAGCCCGATGCAGTGACCGTAACGCTCCCAGAGGATTACGTAGACAGTAAATACAAGGACCTATACGCACATCGCAGAATTAAGATCGTGGATTTCTCTAGCGAGTTTAAGAGTGATGGGAAAAATAAGGATATTCCAACAGTTGAGAAACTGCGTAAGATGGCCACTGATTACATGGATCGCAACGCAATCGGTAAGCCTAAGTTCAATACCAAGATCGAGTACGCTGATCTAGCACGCACACTTGACTATGCGGATCGAGGCTGGATTGAAGAAGTCGAACTATGCGATATCGTGCCTGTCTATTATCCACAGATTGGGCTGACCGATGAAACTTTGGAAATAACCACGATCACTTATGACTTTGTCAATGAGCGAAACGAAAGCGTGGAATTTGGTGATATCGGCACGAACGTTAGAGCGACTATGCAGAACGGTCTAGCTGGCAAAGTCGATGATATCGCTAAGGCTCAACAAGCATTTGAGGACAGCTTACCAGACTACTTGTTAAACGCACAAGGTAACAAGGTTTGGTACAACCAACCAGACGATAAAGAGCATAAGGTTGGTGATATTTGGTTTGAGAAAAACGGTATCTATGATCGTATGTACGTTTGGAACGGTGAAATGTGGGAGAAACGCATTGATACCGAGGATATCGACAAGGTTAAGAAGGAAGTCGATAAGCAACTAGAACAAGTCAAGCAATCAACCGCACTTGAAATTGCCAAGGCTGACGCAAAATCCCAAGAGGCGCTGGCCAAAGCTGGTACAATCCCAGATATGCCCACGCTATCCGAGCAGATCAAAGCGCAAGTGATGAATAGCGAAGAGTTTAACCACTTAAGCGAGACTAGCAAGCTCTATGAGCGCGTGATTGGTCAGAGTGAGACAGATATGCCAGATAAGCTCTCACGGCTTGTTATGGGCAGTCAGATCTTCCAGACTGAGGTTGGACAGTATGTGAATACCAATGGCGCTAACTTGCTAAACGGTTCAAAAGGCCCATTTAAACCAGACAAAAAGCCAGCTAACTTTGATAACAATATTTTGTACAAAGACAGCACGTCTATTTATATGGAACAAGGCCAAGAGTACATCGTCAGTGCCAAAACAGACGGGAACTTTACGGCTATCCACAACGGTAGCGTAGAAAGCGATAATGTAGTCTTATGGCTGATGGATGATAAATACCAAAATTATCAAATTGTTTCCGACTTAAAAACTGGGACTACAGGAACCAAGTTCACTTGGAATAAGCCAACAGGAACTTATCGTTTGCGTGTTAACACATATCACAAATATCCAGATAAGCTAAAATCGGTTTGGGATGTCAAGATCGAAAAAGGATCAATCAAGTCTGATTATACATTATCACTAACTGACCAGCTCAAAGCTGATCCGTTGATCGAAGCTACACGCACGCAAGTCACGCAGTTGGCTGGATCGTGGGCCGTTAAAAACCTCAACAGTAACGGTGATGTGCTGAACTCAATCAACGTACTGGCAGACGGCACGAACCGAATCGATGGACGGTTAACGCATATCACGGGGCAGACCGTGATAGATGAAGCAGTCATCGATTCCGCAAATCTAAAAAAAGTTTCAGCTAGTAAAATCTCTGGTGGTGAGGCTGACTTTGCTAAAATCAACGTTGTCAATTTCGACGCTAAGAATGTGACGTCTGGGACGTTTACAGGTCTCACATTTAAGGGTGGCTTGATTGAGTCGCTAGATGGGTCAATCAGCATTAATTTAGCAAACAATACCTTTGCATTTAATAACAACGCGATGATCGAATTTAGGAATAAAAATAACGCGATTTACAGACGTAGGAATACTCACACAGGCTTTATCCACATGGCGGATATGAATTATAAGGGTGTAGAGGGACTTTATGCTTCTATTGGTGTCACTTCTTCTGGAGATGGAATCAATAGTAGCTCTAGCGGTCGTTTTGTCGGAGCTAGGTTCTTTCGTATGGCTCCTGGTCTGCAACACCAAGCCGTAATTGACCAAGCCGAATTTTATGGTGACGCGATATTATTCAGGGACGATTTTACAATCCCTCGTGGTATCGATATCCGTCCAGATCTATTGGATAAAGTCTACTCTATTAACAGCATGATTGCCGATATCAAAGCGCTTTGGGCTTGTTGGGGACATCTGAACAATGTACCAGAGATTACACACCCAAATTTTACAAATGCTGTTAAAGCTACAATGCGTGAAAGGAAAATCTATTAATGAATGAACAGACATATCAACGAACTTTGAACAAAATCAGCTTTAAATTAGCAAATTCTGAGATGGTATCTGCACAATTTGAAGCACTCTATGAAGGAGCGCAAGAGCAGTGCAAGCAAGCTAACGACTTGCTAGCTAAGTTTAACAAGGTCTTAGAGAGCGACCAAGCACTAAAAGAGTTGTTTGACGAGGCTTCTGCTAAAATCGAGGAGGTGAAATAGTCTATGGAATTTAAAGTAGTAAACAAGTTTTTGCAAGAGCAAAACAAGACCTTCGTCGCGATCCGTTGCCAAGACCCATACACGGCTTATGACCGTATTTTGGAAGGTAATCACATGGCAGAGACGGACGAGACTTTGATCCAAGCAGTCAAAAAAATGGTCCAGATCGAGAATGATCCATCTGGTGCTATGTCGTCTATGCAACAATTGATTGATCTGACCTCACAGAAAGCGACAGAGAATGAAGCGATTGTGAAACGCATGGACAAGTTACAAGCGATCTTTATCGAATACACGATCGCGAGCGGTCACATGCCTATCAAGACCTACCAAGAGATTTCGGCATTGCTCCCAGAGCTCAAACCTAAAAAACGGTATTTGACGAATGATATCGTACAAGCTACTTATCCGTATGATACCAATCCAAAATATCCGCAAGGCTTGCCTGTAATTTTAAAATTTATCGACAATTTTAACTACAACAACGAGGGAGTACAAGCACTATTGCAACGTGGCGCGGTATCGATCGTAATGCCACAATTTGAGGAGGTGAGTGAATGATGCATTTTACACCAGAGGATATTTCGATGGCCGTTGCGTTTATCGGTATCTTACTTGGTATTTACGGCAATTTTAAGGGCAATATCGTGGCACAAGAAAAGCGCATGGTAATCTTGGAAAAAGACATCGAGACCATGCGTGATTTCCGTCTAACGGCTGTCAGACGACTCGACAACCACGATGAACAAAATAAGTCTCTATTGATCCTCGCAGAGCAGGTCAAGGCGCTGAGTGAGGATATGAAAGAGTTGAAAGCCCTCATTCAGAGTAAAAATTAAGGAGGTGATGCGATGTCGAGTATTATGACAAGCATCAAGCAGGTTGACGGTGGAAGTGTTATCAAATCGGGTGACACTTCTTCCGTTTTTAAATTTGAGATTCTGGACGATGATTTTGTCAAAAAAGATCTCACAGGCACAGGGAAGCTGGTCATTTTTAATTCTAAAAACGTGATCTTATACCAAGATGTTGAAGTTGAAAACGGTAGCTTTAGCTTTAAATTTGGCAAAGTGGTAGCTCCGGGCTATTACAAGCTCGAGATCAAGCTAGACGGGTACGTATTCCCAACAGGCGACTTTGACATTCGCGTACGACCATCGTTTTATCCAGCTAACAGCGTGCCAGAATCAACCGAAGACCCAAAATGAAAGCGTTGGCTGAGGAAGTACGGAAGCACTTAGGCAACGATAATGTAGACGAGCTTCCAGACCTAGTAACAATTTACAATTTAGCCAAAATATGAAAGGAATAAAATATGGCAGAAAATAAACTTGAAGCAGTAGTAGTAGCAATCGGAACCGACATTAAAAATTTGCGTAAGGCAGTTAACGACAAGGATGCAGGCACTGGAATTACAGAGCAACAGCTCAGCGAAGCAATCCAACATGCGAAGTCTGATATTTTGGGCGAAGGTGTACCAGAAAATCTCGACACGCTTAAAGAGATCGCTGAGAAAATCGCTACGCTTAACGGTGACACAAGTGGTGCTATCGTAGCGAAGTTAACAGAGCTTGGCCAAAAGATCGATGCCGTAACAGACGTCGATTATCTTGCGACCTACAACCAAGCGAAGGGGGAGTAGTATGAATCTAGTTGAAGCATTTAAGCAGATCGGACGAGACATCAAAGCTCTTGTGAC